TATTAATAAAAAAATTATAAATATATATGATTGAACATAGTAAAAATAAAAACGCCATGGAAGTTAAAGGCAAAGAATATAAACGAAAGTTTAAAGCCTTTAATTATCCATGGCACTAACACTTAGCACATCAATACGAATTGGCGAAACTTCCATTTGTAGATTTTGAATATTTGATCCAATGTCGCCGTCCATATTCAGTACAAGCTAGAGGTGATTTCATGAAAGATAAATTTGTTAATCATTATGAGGAGGGTAAGTATGATTTTGCTTTGCTTCATTTGGATCAACAATGTATTGAAGAAGGTATTTATGAAAGAGGTAAGGGATCTCTTTACAGGATTTTGAATGAAGATATAAAAGATATTCCGAAGATTGTGCTTATGCACGGGACCAGTTATTATCCTGAAAAGTTTAGTCCAGATGAGGTGGTAGAGAAGGTTCGTAATCTTATTGGAGATAACTTCATGATTACTAATTCCAAGGAAGCTGCTAAACAATTTGGATTTGGTACTCCGATATGGCATGGCATGGATCCTAAAGAATGGTTTGATCTACCGAAGGAGCCGAGGGTTGTAACAATGATTTCTCCTGCCGGTCTTGATAAATATTATGATCGTCAATTCTTAGAAGCTATCAGAGCTGAACTTGCTGAAAGGGGAATACATCATTGTCATATTACTGTTGATTGGAGGGCAACCACCTGGGATCAGTATCGTGAGTTCTTAGGACGTTCATTGATTTATCTTAATCCAACAAAAGATTCTCCTATGCCAAGAGCTAGGACTGAAGCTATGTTGTCCGGGTGTTGTGTTTTGACTACACCTTGGCAGGATGCAGGTCAGTTTATTGAAGATGGTGTGAATGGATTTATTATTGGAGATGAGAAGACAGGTGTTCCTAGAAACCCGATTGCTGTTGTGGATTTGATTGAGGAACTTCTAAATGATTATAAGCGTTGTATCAAAGTTGGTCAGGCAGGAAAGCAGACTGCTATTGAAACATTTTCTATGGAGAGGTATCAAAGTGATTGGTACAAATTCATATGTGAGACTGTTGATACATTTAAAAACAAACAATAAAATGAATTGATGTATTACATGGGTATGATACAATATACCTATGAAAAAAAGAGATAAAAAGGGAAGATTTATCGGTAATAAGTATAAGAAGATTGACGGTAAATGGTATAGGAAAAAATGTAAATGTGGTACTTGGCTTCAATTGCTTACTACTAAAAGTTGTAAAAAGTGTTTTGCAAAAAGGCAGAGTAATAGATTAAAGGGTGTAGTAAAAGAAAAAGCACCGGCTTGGAAAGGAGGTAGGAAAAGGCGATGGATGTCTGACCCTGATTATGTTCTTTGGAGGAAAAGGGTTTTTGATAGGGATAAATTTACATGTCAAGATTGTGGTCAAGTTGGAGGGGTATTACACGCACATCATATTAAATATTGGAAAAACTACCCCAAGTTAAGATATATTAAAAGCAATGGTTTAACTTTATGCAAAAAATGTCACAGAAAAATACACAAGAAAAATTAAAAGTTGGTTTTCTCAGCTTTGATATATTTCATGGAAGGTCAGGTACAGGATCTTCTCGCATCCGTTGTTTGAATATAATTAAGTATTGGAAGGACAATGGTATTGATTTAGGTACTGCTGAAGAATATCGTTATGGAGTAAAATATGATGCCATCATTTTTCAGAAAGCTTACTTTGCTGATTTCGTGGCTAGTTATAAGGGTATAAAGATATTTGATATCTGTGATGCCGACTGGCTTAATTGGAATTACAAGACACAAGAGACTCTCATACATTGTGATGCAGTCACTTGTCCTACTGAAGCGATTGCAAAGTTCATGAGAAATCTTACAGACAAGCCGGTGGTGGTTATTCCTGATAGGGTTGATTTTGAAACTATACCTAAAGTCAAGGAACATTTTGGTCAGATCAATAAGGTTGTTTGGTTCGGTTACTCTGATAACTTTGATGTCCTGGATCCCGCTATCCCTGCTCTTATAAAGAGAGGTTTAGAATTGATCGTTGTCTCTAATAAGTCTTTTATTCCTAAGAGACAATTCAGAAAACTTGATGTTACTAATTACCCCTGGAACAAGGATACTTGGTTGGATGATATCTTGAGAGGTGACGTAGTAATAAATCCTCGTTTCTTAAAGGGTCGGTTTAAGTTTAAGTCTAACAACAAGACTACTCAATCCTGGGCTTTGGGTATGCCAGTTGCAGAACTTGATACAGATTTAGATGCTTGGTCAGAAGAAAAATCAAGGCGTGCTGAAGCTGAAAAGAATTTGGCGTTGGTCCGTAGGGAATATGATGTTAAACAATCTGTTGTAGAAGTAAAGAACTTGATAAATGAAATTCATAATAAACAAGAAACCCCTGTCAGTTAATGTTGCTTACAGAGGAAGGCGTTTCAGTACACCAGAACTTCTTTCTTATAAAGAATTTGTTGGTTGGGAACTGAAAGGAATGAAGAAGGTTGGTGGTCTTGTAGAAATCATTTATAAGTTTTATGTCAAGTATCCAATGAAGTGTGATGTGGATAATATGATAAAGCCACTTCAGGATATTTTAGTTAAGCAGAATGTTATTGATGATGATAGGAATGTAATAAAGGTAACAGCAGAAAAGATTGAATCAGAGAAGGAATATATAAAGGTTGATATTAAAAAAGTAAAAATAGATGAATAATTATGAAAAAGGTAGTAAGGACTTATCGTACTGATGAGGAGATTCCTAAAGGAGCAAAATATTTAACCAGTATTATTATTAATAAGACGGTTTTTCATTACTTTTTGGTTAGTAGACAAAAGCATAGAATCAATCGTCTTCATAGAAAGAAGGCAGGTTCTAAGTCTAGTGGTAAGGGTCGTTCCTGGAATAAGAAAAGGCGTGGAACAAGTGGAGGTCAGAAAGGTAAGGAACGTAGGATGATGCATAAAGCGAAGCAGAAGAAATGAAGATATTGAATTTGTATGCAGGGATTGGTGGTAATAGAAAGATGTGGGGTGAAGATCACCAGATCGTTGCAATAGAGAATGATCCTGAAATAGCACGTTGTTATAAAGATAACTTTCCGAATGATACTGTGATTGTTGCGGATGCGCATCAATATTTACTAGATCACTATAAGGAGTTTGATATTATTTGGTCCTCCCCTCCTTGTCCTTCACACAGTCAGTATCGTTTTAATGTTGGTGTTAAAGCAAAAGGGTATGATCCGGTATTCCCTGATATGCAGTTATATGAGGAGATCATCTTTTTGAAATATCATTTTACTGGCTCCTGGGTGGTAGAGAATACTGTAAGTTACTATGAGCCATTGGTTAAGCCACAGAAGATATCAAGACATTTGCTTTGGTCTAATAGAGAATTACAGATCCTTGGTTTAACTGTATTAAAGGATTTAATGTATAATAAAAGTTAAGTTATTAGCCATAGAGTTGTGTCTAAACACGAATATCATGGGAGGAACAATAGGAAACACAAACGCAGAAGGAAATAAAGGAGGTGGACGTAGATCTGCTTATCAAGAACAAGCTGATGCAGATGCTCTGTATAAGATGTTCTTTGGTGTTATGGACCCTAAGACAGTTGAAGATAAGGTCAAGGAAGGTAAGTTTTCATTGAAGGATAAGATGATGGAATTAGGATTTAAAGGAAATGAGAGGGTATTGATAACTATGTTTAAGAAGATCTTTCCAGACAATATTAATTTAGGTGGAAATCTAGGCAATCCATTTAGAGAATTAAGTGATGAAGAATTAGATGAGCGAATTGCAAAACACGAGAAAATTATTAGAGAAGGAGAAGGAGGAGAAAGTCCTGCGCCTAGCGAGGGTTGATTTTAAAGTCTTCCTTAATCATGTCTTCTCACAAAGTATAGATATTCTCAAGGATAGAACTTGGGTGGGTGGTGTGCATCCAAATGAAATTGCTGATTACTTGCAGAACAATAATCAGACAATGAGAGTTTCTGCCAGGGACCACTTAAAGAGTGTGTCCTTTTATGCTCATATAATGTGGAAGATCTTTCGTTTACAATTTGATGGAGAGCGTAGAGAGATACAATATTTTTCATATAAGGAAAGTATGGCAGCGTACCATACTGCAAAGATCAAGGAAGCGATCTTATGTAATCCATATTTCAAGGGGATCATAGATGTTAAGTCTACAGCGCAGAGTGTTCTTTCATATCAATGGAAATATGGTGGTGGTAAGTTGACTGTTACACCAAGAGGGCTTTTAGAATTTAAGAGAGGTATTCATTGTGATGATGTTTATGTTGATGATGCCTTACAGGATCCTGAAAACAAAATGGTCTTAACTAAGATTGATAAGATCAACGAGGTGATGAAAACACAGATCTTGGATATGTTCCAAAAGGAAATTCATATTGTTGGTACTGCACAGACAAAGCAAGACTTCTTCTTTGATCCTGATTTCTCTCATAGGTTTTCTGTATTGGTACAACCTGCCATCCTGGATATGGAAAAGAAGATTGTTCTATGGAAGGAGTGGATGGACTTTGATGAGCTGATGGCGAAAAAGAGAGAGCGTGGAAACAAGGTATTCAACCAGGAGTATATGGTTTCTCCTGTCTATTCAGAGGAAGCGTTTGTTATGCCGGAGCTGTATGATCCATGTGTTAATAGAGATTCAATCAATTACAAAAAGGAAGAATGGCAGGCGGTTGTGGATAAGCGAAAGAGTGCAGATGATAAATATGAGGAGAGGGATATAGTAGGTGGATTTGATATAGGAAAGAAAGCTCATCCTTCTCATTTGGTCCTAATGGAGCATGACCATAAGAAGAAAAAGTGGAATCAGATACACAGCAAATGGATGGATAGTTGGGACTATGTAGATCAGTTGGATTACCTACAGAAGATTGCAGAAACCTTTGGTCCATATGTTATGTTTTATGATAATACTAGGGGTGAATTTGAGTCTTTCCATGAATCAGGGGATCTCCCGGCTTGTATGGAACCAGTCAATTTCACAGTTAAAACTAAGTATGGGATGGCTACAAATCTTGATAGAGCGCTTGGGGACCAGGGTATATCCTTGCTTCCAGATACTCGTCAAAGGAACCAGGTATTGATTGTGAACAATGATCTTAAAGCGCCTGAAACACCTGAAGGTCATGGTGATAGTTTCTGGTCATTATGTATGTCCTTGAAGGATTACGGTGAGGTAGGTGTAGAAGTTACATCTTTTTAGTGGTATTATTATTTTAATAATTCATCAAAATGTCTATACTAGAAAAACTTAAAGCCCGTGAAGAACAAGAGCTTTACGAGATAAAGGAGAAGGCGAGTATTCAAGATATCGCTACTGATTTATCAACCATCTCTGGATTTGGTGTCTCTCCAAAAAGGAAGATAGGTGATTTTTTACAAGCTGCCGTTGGGTGGGTTTATGCTTGTGTTGATTCTATTGCTAATGAGATTGGTAATATTGAATTGAAACTCTATAAGAGACATTCTAATGGTGATGTTGAAGAAGTACCGGATCATAGTGTCCTTGATCTTCTTGCTAGAGCAAACAGCAGGACTACTAAATTTGATCTCTTTTATTTAACACAACAGTATCTTGAGCTTACTGGTGAAGCTCCCTGGTTCCTAGAACTTGTGAACGGGATACCTACAAACATTTTTTTACTACGTCCAGATTACCTAACAGTTAAACCTCCAAGAAAAGAAAAAGCAGGTGAACTTATCGGTGGATATACATATAAGATTTTTAAAGATGGTTCTGCACAGGAACTTCACTTTGAACCAGAAGAAGTTATCTTCTTGCATTATCCTGATCCAACAAAACAATTACGAGGAAAAGGAACTCTTGAAGCAGCAGTTGTCACTTATGATATAGATCAGGAATCAGAGAAATTCAATCTCAAGTTCTTCGCTAATTCAGCAACACCTAATAGTGTTTTGAAAACAGAGCAGAAGCTTTCAAGGGAAGTGAAACGAAAACTACAGGAGCAGATGAAGGTGAAGCACGAAGGAAGATCTAATGCTCATAAGACAATGATCTTGGAAGGTGGTCTTAGTTGGGAATCAATGTCGTTGACTCAAAAGGAAATGGACTTCATTGAGACTATGAAATTCACAAGGGATAAGATCCTTGCTATTTTCCGAGTACCTAAGTCTGTTATCGGTCTTACTGAAGATGTGAACAGAGCGAATGCTGAAGCAGGTGATTACACATTTGCTAAGAGAACAATTAAACCTAAGATGCAGAAGCTTGTTGAAATGCTTAATGAGTTCCTGGTTCCACTTTATGATGATTCAGATAACCTGTTCTTGGATTATGAAGATCCAGTACCAGAGAATATTGAGATTAAATTACAGACAGCAAGGGAAGGTGTTACAAGTGGTATTTTAACTACTAATGAAGCTCGTGAGATTCTTGGATATGATGCTGTGGATGGAGGTGATGATGTTCTCTCTCCGGTTACTCCAAATGTTGAACCAAAGAGGATCGCAGGACGATCAAGTGGCAGCACAACCAAACATGCGAAACGTAAGAAAATGCACAATAGCTCTTATGCCAGGGCAATCAGAAAACGTACTGCTCCAAAACGTAAGGCAAGGGCAATTGCTAAGTTAGTTCAAAAGGAGATTACTGAAAGAGTAACTTCAATTGTTCATTCACAATTGCTTAGTAAGACAGAGGGTAAGAATCGTATAAAGAAACAGAAGTCAGATTTTAAGAAAGCCAAGAAGACAGCAGAGCAGGTTTACTCTGGTGAGAAACAACAGAAGCAAGACTTTCAGGATTATCAGCTCCGGGTTGGTGATGAATTTGAGGAGAAGTTTCAAAGGAGAATGATCCGTATTTTCAAGGATCAGTCACAGATCATTGTTGGTAAACTCAATGAGAAAGGAGATAACAGATTACTGAAGGAAGGTGAGGAAACCGATAAGACCATAGAGAAATTAACTCCGGTTATTGCTCTTGTGATTGGTGTTCAGTCTAAAAAGACATTCCAGTTACTAGGACAGGATAACGCTATAACTCCCAGGAATAATGATAATGTTGAGAAGTATTTAACTAACAATGTTGCAAAGGTATCAAAGGATATTACACAACATACGAATAGTGAAGTAAAGAGGGTGTTGGATAAGGCAACAGCAGAAGGTTTATCAATCAAGGAAACAACGAAAGAAATCAAAGGTTTGTTTACTGGTATGGAAACGTATAGGGCAGAACGTATTGCTAGATCTGAAATAATTAGAGCTACATCTTTTGCTACAGAGGAGTCATTTATTGTCTCTGGTGTGGTGGAAGCAAAGGAATGGTTAACATTCATAGATGAGCGTACAGATGATGCTTGTCTTGAAATGAATGGAAAGGTATTAGGGCTAGGTAAGGATTTCTTTAAACAAGGCGACAGTTTTCATGGCGTAGATATGGATTATGAGAATGTTGCGGGACCTCCACTACATATAAATTGTAGATGTACCCTGGTTCCGGTTGTTAAGGCGTAGTTTACTTAGTATAATATTGAAAACATGAAGGATAAAATATTTATATTAGGATCTTTAATCAAGGGAGCAGGGGACGACATTGAATTTGTCGTTTCTGATGAGTCCAGGGATAGACATGGTGATGTCATGTCTCTTGATTGTTGGGATCTAGCGAATTTCTTAAAAGCTCCTAGAATGCTTGTGGATCATTGGCATAGTGTGGAGAATATTGTTGGTAAATGGATTGATATCCGTATTGACCGAGAAGGCGAAAGACCTGGATTGAAGATGAAGGCGGTCTTTCATAATATTACAGAGCTTGCTAAACAGACTCATCAGATGGTTAAGGAGGGATTTTTAGATACTGTTTCTGTGGGATTTATTCCACATACTGATGTCGTTGGAGAAGGTGAGGATGCACAGGAAAAAGAACGATTTGAATTGATTGAAGTCTCACTTGTTACGGTTCCCGCTAATCCGAATGCTTCAAGAATTAAATCACTTATTACAAAGGAGGAAGTACCAGAGACAGCAGAAAAGGTTAATGAGTTTTTGGGTGTAGAGAAAAAGGAAGATAAACCAGTTGAGGAAGAAAAACCGGAAGGCGGAGAGTCCAATGAAAATAATTTAGAAACACCGAAGGAGGAAACGAAGAACGCTCCACCGGTTGAAGGGAAATCTAAGAAAGGTCGGAGACTCACCAACAAGGACAAGCATAATCGTATTTTACGAAGGGCTTTGAAAGAGTCGGCGAAAACTATAAATATCGCTCTTAGTCAAACAAAATCAAAATAAATTTTAATGTCAAAGAAAGTTAAAATAAACGGCGTTTGGGTTAAGGTTAAGGATGAGGATGTGCAGGAGGAAACTACTCCTGAAACAACCCCGGAAGCGACTCCGGAAACAACTCCCGAAACTACACCAGAAGCTGATCCTAAACCTACTGGCGATTTGTCAGAGGACGAGGAAAAGGACATTGAAACACAGGCAAAGAGTCTAAGTGATGGTATTGTCAAGAATGTACTTGATAGTCTAAAACTTGGTGACAATTCCGATAGGGTTAAAGAGCTAGAGGAAACTGTCAAGAAACTTTTGGAAATGCAGGTCCCTGCAAATTCAAAACTGCATAAGATTTTTAATGGTAAAGATCTTAGTAATGTTGACGAACTTACCAAGGAGGAAAAGATCGTTGGTTTCTACCACGCTCTTGTTACAAACAACAAGATCGCATTGAAAGCTTTGTCTGAAGGTACTGCTGCTGATGGTGGGTATTTGTTCCCTAATGAGTTTCACAATGAACTTATCAAGGAATTACCTAACATCAATGTAATGCGTAATGAGATCCGTATCATACCTATGAAACGTGATGCTCTTGATATCACTAACCTGATATCTGGTCCGAAAGTTACTTGGACAGAGGAAAATGCAACTAAGTCTACGACTACTGCACGTTTCTCTCGCCTTACTCTTACCATCTTTAAGGTGGCAGCAATTCTTTATTCTTCTGATGAGCTAATTGAGGATAGTGATATCTTTGATGTCGTTCAACTGATAATCGGACTCTTTGGAGAAGCGATTGCAGATGAAGAAGAAAGGGTAATTTGGGTAGGTAATGGAACCACACAACCACAGGGTATTAATACTGCGGGAACTGTTGGAGCTATTGCTTCTATAGGTCAAGATGCTGATGATATCACTCGTCTGTATCGTGCCTTGCCTAGAAAGTACCGAAAGGGTGCTAAGTTCTACATGAACGACACGACTGCTCAAAATGTTGAGCTGTTGAAGGATAGTAATGATCGTCCAATTTGGGTTGATGGAATTACAACAGATGGACTTACACAAGAAGCTCCTTCTCGTCTAAAAGGTAAATCAGTTATTATTTCGGATTGGGTTCCGGATAATACTATCTGGTTTATGGATGCAAAGCGTTTGTACTTCCTTGGTGATCGTAAGAGGATGTCCGTGAAAATTTCACAGGATACCGAAACTGCCTTCACAAAGGACCAGACTGCTATCCGTGTTGTTGCACGAATCGGTGGATTGGTCGTACAACCTTTAGCGGGTAGAGAGTTAACAGGATTCTAATCTTGTTTCTTTCCCAAGGGTCGTTCCCTAATGCCCTTGGATAAAGACGGAAGATATGAAAAAGAAAAAAAAGAAAAAGAAGAATGATAGTTTTCTGCACAGGATGAAGACCGCCGTTATTGGATCTAATGAAACTAAAAAAAGAAATGCTATCAATAATCATCCCCGCAAGAAATGAACAATTCCTACAGCAGACAATCAATGATCTGCTGAAGAATGCTAGAGAGGAGATTGAAATTATTGCGGTACTAGATGGTTGTTGGCAGAATCCACCAATAGATGATGATTCAAGGGTGGTCATTCTACATAGAGGAGAATCAAGGGGAATGAGGGATGCTATAAACTCCGGAGTAGCGTTAGCACACGGAGATTTTTTGATGAAGATAGATGCTCATTGTATGGTGGATGAAGGTTTTGATGTGAAGCTTAAAGCTGATTGCGAGGATAATTGGGTTGTTGTTCCTAGAAGGAAAAGGTTGGATGCAGAGAATTGGTGTATCCAGGATGTAGGAAAGCCGGATATAGATTATATGTATCTCTCTTATCCTGATGATCCAGATGATCGGGGTGGTGTTGGTTTACATGGGAGGTTATGGAATAAGCTTAATGCAGATCCAGAGCTACAGAAAAAGCCGATTGATGATCTGATGTCAGCACAGGGATCTTGTTGGTTTATGAAAAAGTCTTATTTCAAGTTCCTGGAATTGATGGATGAGGAACACTACGGAGAATTTGGAAGTGAGTTCCAGGAGATAGGATTGAAATGTTGGTTGTCAGGAGGACGGGTAATCAGAAATAAAAAGACCTGGTATGCACATCTCCATAAGGGTAAGAAATACGGCAGAGGTTACTTTTTGAATAAGGTAGAATTTACTAAGGCAAATGTCTTCACTAATAGGTGGATCTTTGGTGAAGCGTGGCATAAACAAACATTAGATTTGAAATGGTTAATAGAAAAGTTTGCTCCTGTCCCTGGATGGGAGAACGTAGATTGGAAAGCATTAATGGATAATTTTAGAAAGGAATATGAAAAGTAGATTAGACCTAGCAAAATATTTTAATGAGAAAGGTTTTAAGATCGGTGCAGAGATAGGTGTTGCAGATGGTAGATATTCAGAGGAGCTATGTATTGCTAATCCTGAATTAAAACTTTATGCAATTGATCTGTGGGTTCCTTATGAGGACAATTGGCGTGGACCAAATTACCAGGAGAAAGCTTATCAGCAGGCATGTGAAAAGCTTAGTAAATACAATGTAGAGGTAATTAGGAAACCTAGTGTTGAAGCATCCCTTGAGATTGAAGACGGCTCACTTGATTTTGTATTCATAGATGGCAGTCATGTTTTTGACCATGTAATGACAGATATCATTTTATGGAGTCGTAAGGTTAGGAAAGGTGGAATTGTATCCGGACATGATTACTGTCACTTCACTAAGTCCGGGGTAATAGAAGCGATTAATAAATATACTGAAATACACAAGATAGAACTTAATCTTATTCCTAGAAATGACAAGAACTTTAAAGACGATAGGCAACCTTGTTGGTGGTTTGTAAAAAAATAGTATGAATGATCTCACAATAATTTATTACACAGCTAATCATTTGAGCGAGAAGTTCTTAAAACAGACTCGTCATTATTTGGAATTCGCAATCGGTAATACTCCTGTAATAAGTGTTTCACAGAAGCCAATTGATTTTGGAATAAATGTTTGTGTTGGAGATATCGGAAGATGTCATATTAATATTTACAGACAAGCATTGAGGGGTGCAAAAGAAGCTAAGACAAAATACATAGCATTAGCAGAAGATGATGTCTTATATTCTCCGGATCATTTTAAATCCAGACCGAAGAAAACTAAGTTTGCTTATAACTGTCACAAATGGTCAATCTTCACATGGTCTGATCCACCAGTATTCTCATTCAAGAATCGCCTGGTGATAAACAGTCTGATTGCAGATAGGGAGGAGTTCATCAAGGTGATAGAGGAGAGGTTAAATAAGTTTGGTGATAATGAGAAATTCAATGGCTACTCATGGGGTGAGCCAGGAAGGAAAGAGAAGGAGCTAGAGATTACAGTCAATCCCACAGAGATCTTCCATTCTGATATTCCAAACATTGTATTCTCACATCCTGATGCTGTTGGTTATGGTCATTTAGGTAAAAAGAAAAAGAAGGGTATTCCAAGACTGTCAGAGCTTCCAGGTTGGGGTAAGGCAGAGGACATAGTTAAACTATATGAAAAATTATAAACTTAGCATTATAATACCGGCTCGTAATGAGACATATCTATCTAAGACGATTGAAGATATCTTAGAGAACATTGAAGGTGATACAGAAATCATAGCGGTGTTAGATGGTAAGTGGACGGATCCAGGAATACCACAGCATAAGAGAGTCACAGTTCTTTTCTATCCAGAAAGCATAGGACAGAGAGCAGCTACGAATCAGGGAGTTAAATTATCTAAAGCAAAGTACGTTATGAAGGTGGATGCTCATTGTGCATTTGATAAAGGGTTTGATGTGAAGATGATGGACAACATGCAGGATGATTGGACTATGGTTCCTGTTATGAAAAACCTTCATGTCTTTGATTGGATCTGTCCTGATTGTGGATATAGACATTACCAAGGAACAAAGCCGATAGTCGGTACTGGAAAAAAGGTTTTGAAAGAATGTCCTGAATGTAAAGGCAAAGGTGATTTTACGACAGAGTTGGTTTGGAGAGCAAAGCCGGGTCCGAACAGTACAGCTTATAGATTTGATAGAACAATGCATTTTCAGTATTGGGGTGGTTTTAAGAAATTACAAAATTCAGACCTTGATGAAACAATGTCACTTCAAGGATCTTGCTTTATGTGTACTAGGAAGAAATACATTGAACTGGATATCTGTGATGAGAAATTTGGATCCTGGGGACAGCAGGGTGTAGAGGTTGCATGTAAGACATGGCTTTCTGGAGGTAGGGTGATTGTGAACAAGAAGACTTGGTATGCTCATATGTTCAGAACACAGGGCGGTGATTTTGGATTTCCTTACAAGCATAAGCCGGGTGGAATAAATCATGCTAGAGAATATTCAAGGGATCTATTTATAAATAACAAATGGGATAAAGCGATACATTCATTTCAATGGTTGTTAGATAAGTTCAGTCCTCCGGATTGGGATTTTAAAAAAGGGATTGTTTATTACTCTGATTGCGAGAAAGATCCAGAGTTATTAGGTAAGGTTCAGAGACAAATTAAAAAGGGTCCTATAGACGATATTGTAAGTGTATCTTTGAAACCTATGGAATTTGGACAGAATATTCACCTACCTTTGGAACGTGGATATATCACTATGTTCAAACAGATATTGACGGGATTAGAAGCGAGTACCGCAGAGGTTATCTTTTTATGTGAAGATGATGTCTTATATCATCCGTCACATTTTGACTTTGTACCTACGGAAAAGGACATTTTCTACTATAATACAAATGTATACAAAGTCCGGATGGAAGATGGACATGCTCTACGAGTAGATGATTGCAGGCAGGTTTCAGGGCTTTGTGCAGATAGGGAGTTACTCATAGAACACTACCGGAAACGCCTAAAACTGTGCGAGGAGAAGGGTTTTAGCATGAAGATGGGCTTTGAGCCGGGTACTCATAATAGAGAGGAAAAAGTAGATGGATATAAATCAAAAGGGTGGGAGTCTCGCCGTCCAAATGTAGACTTACGGAGCGATAAAACTTTAACTAAGTCAAGGTGGAAAAAGGAGGATTTCAGGAATCAGAAGTATACGATTGGTTGGACAGAGACTAGAAATATTCCTGGTTGGGGTAGCTTCAATCACCTTTGGAATAAGTTAAAATAATATGGACAAAGAACAACCAAACGAAATACTAACCGACTCTCTTGTAAAATCAGGTAGCACTTTTTCTCGTACCGTCAAAGACAACCCTGCTGACAAGATAGAAGTTGAAATCGGAGACAGCAAACAACCCGACTTCAAACCGCAGGTCAAGATTATGCGTTGGGACAATGAGGTGAACTTCTCAATGAGAGCAGTGGAAGACCCCACAGCTACCCTCGTAGAAGAAGCTGGAAAGATTAAATATATTACAGCAGACTACGAAGTCCACCAGTACGAGAAGCCAGAAGTAAATGAAGACGGGGGATACGAGTTTGAGTGGGTGCTTAAGTCTGCACCGAAGTCAAATGTATTGACCGCCACAATCCAGACTAAAGAGCTAGACTTCTTTTATCAGCCAGCTCTTACTCAAAAGGAAATAGACGAAGGAGGAGAACGACCCGAAAATGTAATAGGTTCTTACGCTGTATATCACTCAACGAAACGAGACAATATTGTTGGTGGTAAGGAGTACAAGGCGGGCAAGGCTTTTCATATTTACAGACCAGAAGCGATTGACGCTCTTGGCAACAAAACGTGGTGCGAGCTTAATATCGACACTGACACTGGATTACTTACAGTAACCGTTCCAGAGAAGTTTCTTGCTAAGGCGAGCTATCCAGTAGTAGTCGACCCTACTTTTGGATATACGAGTGTGGGTGCTACTAATGCTGGTGGTATTCTTCAAAATCAAATTCGAGGAGATGAGTATTCTGCGCCTGAAGACGGCACGTTGACAGCAATAACTGTTTATCTTAGTGGTTGGGGTTCTGGTGAAAAAATAAAGTGTGGTATTTACACAGGGCATTCAACGATACTGGAGGAATCATCAGAACAATCAACTGGTGGTAGCACCGATTGGTTTGATTTTTCTCTTTCAGCATCAGTTATTGGTTCATCTTTATACTCTATTGCTGCGTTTAGTGATAGCGCTATTGATTTGAAGTATGACAACGCAAGTACTACAACAATATACAAATCAACACCATACCCAACATGGGTTACACCAAACACTTTTACTGATAGTAGTACATTATTATTTTCTTTATACGCCACCTACACCGCTTCTGGTGGAGGAAGCTCTGCAAGCCCATCAGCGAGTCCTTCAATATCACCCTCAATATCTCCATCACAAAGTCCTTCGGCGAGCCTATCACCAAGCATAAGCCCTAGCATTAGTCCTTCACAGTCTCCAAGCATAAGCCCTAGTATAAGTCCTTCACAAAGTCCTAGTGCTTCACTCTCGCCGT